GGGCTCGGCGCCGCTTAAGGACGCGCTGCTTGCGCGCAAGCTCCCGCCTCGTATGATCCATGTGATGAGCACGGGCGAGTACCTGGACTCGTGTGCTATGCTGGTCCAGTCGGTGGCCAGTGGCCAGACGACTCACCCGGCGGGCCAGGAGGGCGACGCCTTGGACGCGTCGGTGGGCTCGTGCGACAGACAGAAGCGCCGTAGGGACGGGGCGTTCGGCTGGGAGGCGACGTCGCCGGAGGGTGATGAGCTCCCGATCGAGGCGATCAGCGCCGCGAACTGGACGGCGCGTACGACTAGGCGACGCCCGCGGGGCGCCGGTAACCGAGGGGTGAGGATTCTGTGATCCTGGACACACAAGGACTTGATGGGTCGGATCCGATCGTCCAGTCGGACCCGGGAGTCCCACAGGTGGCTGGCCTGGACTCCAGCCGGCAGGCGGTGCTGGATAAGCTGTGGCGGTTGTGGTCGTCCCGACGGGCGCGTAACGCGCTGTTGGATGTGTACTACGACGGGCACCGGTCGCTGCAGGACCTGGGGATCTCGGTCCCTCCGCAGATGACGCGGGTCCGTGCGGCGCTGGCGTGGCCGTTCAAGGCGGTCCAGTCGCTGGCGCGCAAGCACGTGTTCGAGGGGTTCAGCCTGGACGGCGACACGGACCCGTTCGACCTGTCCTCGCTGTTGGTTCATAACTCGTTCGATCTGGAACTGAGCCAGGGCATAACCAGTGCTTATAAGCACTGTTGTTCGTTCATCACCTGTACGCTGGGCGACCCGTCGGCCGGGGACCCCGAGGTGGTTCTGCAGGCGCGCGACGCCCTGTGGTCCGCGGCCCTGTGGGACCGGCGTCGTCGACAGATTTCCGCGGCGCTGACGATCACGGACGTGTCCAAGGACGCGCCCAGCGCGGCGGTCCTGTACTTGCCGGACGACGTGATCGCGCTCGAGCGGGGCGCTGCCGGCAGTTGGGTGGCCCGGTCCCTGGGTAATCCGACTGGTCGGGTCCTGGTGGAGCCGCTGGTCTACGACCCGCAGCTGAGTCGCCCGCTGGGGCGCTCGCGGATCAGCCGGGAGGTCCGCTACCTGACTGACGCGGCGATCCGGACCATGGTGCGTGCGGAGACCAGCGCGGAGTTCTTCGCGTCCCCGCAGCGCTACGCCCTGGGCGTGGACCCGGAGGCGTTCGACGACATGGACCGGTGGAGCGCGGTCATGGGCCGCCTGCAGGTCCTGACCGTGAACGAGAACGGCGACGCGCCGTCCGTGGGCCAGTTCCCGCAGTCGTCCATGTCGCCTCACTGGGAGATGTATCGACAGCTGGCGCAGAACCTGTGCGCGGCGACGAACATGCCGCAGTCCATGGTCGGCCTGTTCGCGGACAACCCGGCGAGCGCCGAGGCCATGCAGGCGGCGGAGTACGCGCTGAGCGACGAGGCGGAGTTTCAGTGGCGCGTGTTCGCCCCGGCTCTGCGCCGCGTGGCCCAGAACGCGGTCATGCTGCGCGACGGCCTGAGCGAGCCGCCGCCCGAGTCGTGGGACCTGCAGGTCCGCTGGACTCCGGCCCGGTACGTGTCCCCGGCTGCGGCGTCCGACTACATAACCAAGATCGTCCAGGCGCTGCCGCAGGTGGCTGACACGACCGTGGCTCTGCGTAAAGCGGGCTTCACCCAGCCGGAGATCGAGGAGATGGAGGCGCAGCACGAGCGCCGTCGAGCTCCGTCCGTCCTCGAGACGATCATGGCGGGGGTACGTACCGGTGAGGACGCTCCAGGCGCTCCCGTGGCTGGGGAGACCCCGTCCGCGGGTGCTCCCACTGCGGGGGTGAGCGCCGGTGGTGACCAGGGCTGAGATCAACCGGATCCGTGGGGCGGTCACGCGCACCAGCTCGCTGGCGGTCAACGACCTGACGATTTTCTTCAACAGCCTGGACTGGTCGAACCCGGTCGCCTGTCGCGAGGCCCTGGTGGAGTTCCTCCCCCGCCTGGTGGCTGTCTATGGCGACACGGCGGGGGTGGCCGCGGCGGAGTGGTACGAGCGGGTCCGTAAGGACGAACTGGGCAAGCACTTCTACGCGACGACGACTGAGGCGGTGACTCCGGATCAGGTGCGTCAGAACGTGCGCTACGCGTCGGGCTCTCTGTTCGAGGAGAACCCGGAGCGGGCGCTGTCGATCCTACGCGGAGCGGTGGACCGGCACGTACAGACCGCGGCCCAGTCGGTGGTGGCCCACAATTCGGTCCGTGACCCGCGGTCCAGTGGCTGGGCGCGCGTCCCGTCGGGGACCAGCACGTGTGCGTTCTGCGCCATGCTGGCGTCCCGAGGATTTAAGTACACGACCGAGTTCGAGGCTCAGCACCGCGGTCGGGGCGCCACGGAGAACAAGTTCCACGATCACTGCCGCTGCCAGGTGGTCCCGGCGTGGAAGGGGCGGGAGGCGGCGGTGGACGGTTATGACCCGGCGGAGCTCAAGCGCCGGTACGACGAGTCCCGGAAACTGACGCGAGACCTGGGCGGGAACCCGAACGACCCGCGTATGCTGCTGGCGACCATGCGTCGCCTGTTCCCGCACGACTACACGGACGGCGTGTCGGACGGGTGGACCAGTGGCGCGATGAAAGACTTGCTGGTATGATTGAAACCACCGGAGGACTGTCACAGTCGGTCCGGACCTTCCGCACGGACAGGAGAACAACTAAATCATGAACAACCCGGGAGACGCGTCCACCGCGGACGCACCAGACTCCGCGACTGACAGCACGGAGCCCACCGCCCCGCCCGAGCCGACCGAGTCGACCCAGGCGTCGGAGCCGGAGACCGACTGGGAGGCTGAGGCCGCCCGGTACAAGTCCTACGCCCGGCAGTGGGAGAACCGAGCCAAGTCGAACAAGGCGGCGGCCGACAAGTTCGACGCGCTCCAGACGGAGCACGCGAAGGCCGTGGCCGAACTGGCGGAGTACAAGAGCAAGGCTGTGGCGGCCGAGAAGGCTGCGCAGATCGCTGACTGGAAGAAGCAAGTCTCCGCGGCCACCCACGTGCCGGCTGACCTGCTGCGTGGCGAGTCCCTCGAGGACCTGCAGGCGCATGGTGAGCTGATCGCTCAGGCGTGGAAGTCCGCGCCCCGTGGCCCGGTTGTTCCGCAGGCGGGTGACCAGCCCGATTCCAGTCCCGACGCCGCTCGGCAGTTCCTGCAGGCGCTGTTCGGCGGTTCCTGAACCAACACGGAAGGTTTAACACATGGCGACGATTTTTACGTCGACTGACGCACAGGTCCTCATGCCGCGCGAGATCGCGGACGGCATGATCAAGCGCACGCGCACCGAGTCGGTGATCGCGCGCCTGACGAACCGCGAGCCCATGCGCTTCGGCAAGAAGGACTACCTGGTCTTCAACGACTTCCCGAAGGCCGAGTTCGTCGAGGAGGGCGCTCAGAAGTCTCCGACTAAGGGCGGCTTCTCCTCGGTCACCGCGGTCCCCCACAAGGCCCAGGTGACGATGCGGTTCTCCGAGGAGGCGATCTGGACCGACGAGGACTACCAGCTCGAGATCGTCAACTCGCTGGCCTCCGAGGGCTCCGTGGCGCTGTCTCGCGCCCTGGACCTGGGCGTGATTCACCGCGTGAACCCGCTGACGGGCGCGGAGATCAGCTCCTGGGACAACTACGTGGCGAAGACCACGAAGTCCGTGACTCTGGCTCAGGCTGGGGCCGACCCGGACGACGACTTCGCTTCCGCCGTGGGTCTGCTGGTGAACCAGCCCGAGTCTTGGGGCGTGTCTGGCGCGGCCTTCGACCCGAAGTTCGCTTGGACTCTGTCCCAGCTCAAGCGCAAGGACGGCGCGGGCGCCACCAGCGACCGCCGCTACCCCGAGCTGGGCTTCGGCACGAACGTGACGAGCTTCATGGGCGTGCCCGTGGCTCAGGGCGACACGGTCTCCGGTCTGCCGGAGATCGCGACCGACTCGAAGATTCGCGCGATCGTCGGCGACTTCCGCGGCGGAGTGCGCTGGGGTGTCCAGCGCCAGCTCCCGATCGAGCTGATCCGCTTCGGCGACCCGGACGGCCAGGGCGACCTTAAGCGCCAGAACCAGGTGGCTCTGCGCCTCGAGATCGTCTACGGCTGGTACGTGTTCGTCGACCGGTTCGCTCTGCTTAAGGTCGCGTGATCGCCGTGGCTGACCTGATTCACGTGGACTCCCGGTCGGTGATCACCGTATCGGACGACCACCCGTTCGCCCTCGGTCACCCGGACTGGGCTCCGTTTGACCCCGAGACCCCAGCCGGGGTGACCGAGGACTCGGACCCGTTCGCGGAGCCCGAGGACGAAGACCCCGCCCCGAAGACCCGAAGGAAGTGATCACGTGGTAACCGTTTACACAACCGACGGGAACCAGGACCGCAAGATCGCGATCCCGGAGATCCAGTTCTCCGGTGGCCGCGCAGAGATCGACGAGGAGACCTACGCCCGGATCTACCCGGTGCGCGAGCGCCTCGGGATCGCCACGGAGGCCCCGGCCTCCCCCGGGTTCACGGTCTTCAACCCGCCCGCCCCCGAGTCCACTGAGGACCACGAGGGCTGACGGTTGGCCGAGCCGTTCGCTACCGTAGAGGACCTGCAGGCCCGCTGGCGCCCCCTGTCTGATCAGGAGCGTCGGCGGGCCGAGGTCCTGATCGGCGACGTCACGGACCTGATCATGGCGACGTGCCCGCGGTGGGACAAGGCGACCGACCTGACTCGCCGCCGGATCACGTGCGCCGTCGTGAAGCGGGCCATGCAGGGAGACTCCGGCATGGGTGGCTCGAACCTGGGCGCCTACCCGGAGCCTCGTGGGACTCTGTCCGCGGAGTCGCACACGACCGGCCCGTACACGGACAACTACACGTACTCGAACCCGGATGGGGACCTGTTCCTGAAGGCCAAAGAAATCCAGGCGCTCGGGGGCGCTCGCTCCCGCGCGCACGAGGTCGACCTCCTCCATGGGGCCCGCCCCATGAGCCAGGTCGACGAACTGGTCTGGCTGTTTGGGGGCGTGGTCCCGTGACGGCGTTCGGTTGGGTACAGGTCACGAGGCGCCGCCGTGCGCCGGACGGCGTGGACCAGTACGGCGAGCCGGTCCCGGGCTCGTGGACCGAGGAGGCGATTAGTGAGCGGGCGCTGTTTGCGCCGGACGACAGCCTCGAGTCTACGAGCCCGGGCCTGGCCCAGGTCGTGTCGTCCGTGGCTCTGTACTGGCGCGGTTCGCACCCGGGCGTCGTGGCTTCGGACCGGCTCGTGGTAGACGGCGTGGAGTACGCGGTGATCGGGCGGCCGTACGACTGGCCTAAGGGCCTTAAGGTGAAGATCGAAGCGGTAGAGGCGAGAGGCGTGTGATGGGCTCGGTCAACTACAAGCCGAACAAGCGGGTGGCTCGCCAGATTCTGACCTCCCAACTGGCGTACGCCGCGGTGAACGACGGGGCACGAAAGCTCCGGGACCGCGTGGGCGAGGGCTTCCACACCCACCAGGGACACGGCTACACCCGTGCCCGCGCCTACGTGTCCGCGGACTCCGGATCGAAGATCGCGAGAGCCAAGCTCCGGGACCACGCGCTCGAGCGGGTCCTGGGCTCCCTGCCCCCGTCGACGAAGGACTGACGCCATGCCCCAGGTACCTGACGTGAAGGCCGAGGTCATGAACCGCCTGCGGGCGGTCCTGCCCTGCCCGGTGGTCAGCAAGCGCCCCGAGGGCGCGAATACGCCGCCGGAGTTCGTACGCGTGATCGCCACGGGCGGCGCGGGCCGCCTGCATGTGGCTACCGCCCACGTCCAGCTGACGATCGACTCGTACGCCCCCACGACCGGCCGGGCCATGAAACTCGGTCTGGACGTGGACGGCGTGATGAACACGCTCCCCAAGACCGACGCCCCCGTAGGCGCCGTAACTGGCACATGTCCCGCCGAGGGCGTGGACGACTCAACCGTCGCTAAGCGAGTGACGGCCACCTACCAGATCACCGCGCGATTGGTGTGAGAAAGGACCAACCATGGCAAAAATCGACGCCGCGAACACGCTCATGTTCGGCAGTGAGTCGGACGCGATCTACCTGAGCGAGTACACGAAGGACTTGCTGAACTCGGTGACCGCTCTGGACTCGGCCGTCCCCACGGCCATGGAGGACATGGGCTGGATCTCCGAGGACGGCCTGTCGATCAACCTGAACGACTCGTCCGACAAGATCAAGGGCCACCAGGGCCACGGAACCGTTCGTCTCTACATGAGCGACTCCACGACTCAGCTCGAGGTCTCGCTGCTTGAGGCGAAGGCGAAGACTCTGGGCTGGAACTTCGACGCCACGGTGGAGAAGATCACCGGCCAGGGCGGGAAGCCGAACTACGCGAAGGTCGTGGCCCCGTCTGCCCGTGCGGCCCGTGACTTCACCGGCCTGGTGGACGGGTTCGACACGGCGAACTCCACAACCCAGTGGCGGATCCTGTTCCCCCGGCTGACTCTGGGCGAGCGCGAGGGAATCGCCATGAAGGTCGGCGAGCTGACTGTGTTCAAGTTCACGCTCGAGGTCATCGGCGGGTTCACGATCCTGACGAACCACCCGGCCATGATCCCGGCCTGATAGACTCCCCGGGACCGGGCGGTTGCCAGTCCCCCGGTCCCGGGTGAGACCCCCACGAACTGGCGCAACTGGCACAACTGGCAAGGAGGAGCCCATGACGGCAACTAAGAAGATCAGCCCGGCGGAGAAAGCCCGCCGGGAGGCGCAGAGCGCTGAGGACCGCGGCGAGATCCGTCCCGTGAAAGTCGACCTGTGGGGTGAGGTGATCGACCTGGATCCGACGCTCTACCAGGAGCTGGACCTGCTGGCCGACGCCATGATCTCCGACGACGACACGGAGACCGAGGAGGAGCGGATCAAGGCCTCGCTGCGGATCGTTCGCCGCCTGTGCGGTAACCGCTGGGCGCACGTCATGGCCGCCCTCAAGCGCGCTAACGACGGACACGCCCCGCTGGCCGCCATGCGCGAGATCATGGAGAAGTGCGCGGAGGCCGCCCAGTCCCCGGAATCATCGGGCTCCCGGGAGTCCTGAATCGTTACTGGGATGAGGCTGAGGCGGACCTGCAGCGGGTCTACGGGATCGACCTGTCAGACCTGTGGCGGGGCCGCCTCAGTTTCCGTCGGATCGCCGTACTGCTACGGGGACTGCCCGCCGGCAGTTGCCTGGGGCGCGCGGCCGGCGGCGGGGCGCCCCCCCCC